AAAGTCCTCCGTACATAGGTGTTGCCACAAAGATATGATTTTTCATTGATGTCCTCAAAGTAAATGGGCTGACCGAGACGTTGCCCAAGCGTTCCTAACCTGCGCTCAAGGGCGCTCACCCTCGGTCTGGTGGGGGTTCGGTATTTCTTCAATCACAACGTGCAATAGACCGCCTTTAAGTGGCTCACCACGAATCATTTCAAGGTGGTCTACTTGGAAATCATCATCAAATACCCCGGCGTGTTCTAAAGCATCCAGAACAGCCTTGATACGGTTGTCGATGTCGGTTTTCCGCTTGTCTCTAGGACGCAGAACCATCGTGATTTTCAATTTCTTATCCCCGAATTTAGGAATAGCTTTATCGATAACAATGTTTTGAACTTCTTCTCTGAAAGCCCTCCCCGCCTTCGACAACACGGTGCGGCCTCTAAAGTTGCGCCACATCGTGTTCATCGACGGTGGAAAGGGCAATGCAAAGCTACTTACCAAGGTACGTCACCTGCCATTTTCCTTGGCTCTCTTGGCGTAATGTCTTTCGGGTACTGCTTATCTTTCCAGTTCGGGTCATTCACGCTGATGGTGTAATACTTTCCGTACTGGCTTTCCCGTTCCCATACGCCAAACTTGATAATTTCACCCTTGTACATCATTTCGCCCATCATGTCGGGGCGTTTATCCCCTTCTTCCTTTTTGTAATTCTTTTTGATGCGGCCTTTGCCTTCAATCGGCACATAAGAAGATGTCATTGGTCGTTCGTCACTCATTGTAGGTTCCTTAAGTTTTGGTAAAAAAGCCCCGATGGGCTGCATTTCATGGCTGCGCCAGTTATCGCTCAATCGCATCCTCCAAGTCATCAAAGGTGTCTACCCCGTTCTTAGCTGCAATAAACGCTACCCGTGTCGGCGCATCCATCTTTTTGACCGTTGCTTCATTGGCCTTTTCCCATTGCAGGATTTTCTCGCCTTTCTGCTCCGGGTTCAGCTTAGTTGACGCGTTGATGGACGCTACCATTGATACATACTGGTCGGTGTAGTCTTTCCAGTCCTTACAGTACGCATAGCACGTTCCATCAGGGAGATATAACGGAAAGTCCGTTTCCGTAACCTCGACGATTTCGACTTCGCCCATATCCTTTGGCGCTGCTTGTACAGGCGTACTCTTTCTGGCCGCAAAGTCCTCGGTTTCTTCATCCGTATAGACCCCGATAACGCAACCGGGAAATACGGTGCGTACCCCTTCGGATACGACACGGCTTCTGAGCATTGCTCTAGGATAATTACGCCAATTATCTTTGCCGGTAAGGCCGATTTTCTTAGCCATATCGAATGTCCAAGTAACAGGCACACTACCGCCAGCAGGATGAGAAAAGATACCAGTGACGCACTCATCAGTGTAGGTTTCCCATTTAACGCTACCTCCGGCTTGTTGGAAACGGGCAAGAATGGCATCAGCCTTTAATGCAGGTCTACCCTGAATAACGTGATAGTCACGCATAGCAATAGCAGGGTGCATATTTTCAGCCTGACAGAGCAACATAATTGCCATTGCTTCATCAGGATTTTTGAAGCCAAACATTTTAGATTTGGCTGCGACTTCAGCCATTTGCTGAATGTCTTGTAGTGGCACCAGTGCGCTCATAGTTCATCCCTCACTTTCAGCATCATGTCAGCCATTTGGTAACTTTTCTTGGCAAGCATTTCTAAAGTTTCATCATCATCATCAACATCAATGAAATTCAGCATGGCTCTGGTTGCAAAGTAATCACGCAGTGTCATGCCATCTTCTTGACGGCCTCTTTGTGGGTTGTGTCCTGATGGAAAAGCAAAAGTCATAGTGTCCTCACTTAAGAAGGAAGCGTCGTACACCCGGCGTTTCAACCATAAACTTTTCATACAGGTCGGGCATTTTGGCTTGAAAGAGTTTTGAGTCAAATTTCTTGCTACTTTTCGTGTTTTTCCAAGTAGCCAGTACGCGACCATCAAAGGTAGTCAGTTCACTTGACCACTGCATATGCGACTGTAACGCAGTGACCAGTTGTTCTTCCTTTTCCTCTAGTTGTTTGATTTGGTCTTTGATGTATTTCAGCGCATCAGCGGCCTTCTCAATCGGTTGCGGCGCAACAATGCTGGTTCCCTTGTCTTGCGAGTAAATCAGTTTCGCTTGTTCCGGTGTTTCTGGCTCAAGTGGCTGTTTGGTTTGTACAGCACCCCAAAAACGTGCCATATCTTTGATGAGTTCTTCCTTCTGTGCTTCTGTAATTGTGAAGGAAAATGTTTCAAAGTTTTGGCCGCCAAACAATACAGCTAAAACAATGTTTTCGACATTGTGACAAGCCGCTTCATGGATAAGCTGTGCCATATCTGCTGGCGGGATAATCCCTGCTTCTGCATCGAACTTATTGCGAACATTCGCGTTGTAGTTTTTAGCTTCAACGAGTGTTTTACCGTCAGCAGAGATGAAATCAAAATGTGAGCGTAGCCAGAACTCTTTCGAGTGAGCGAGTGAATAGTCAGCATCTTTCAATTCAATCTTGAGTTTGTCGGATGCCAATCGGCCAATCACAGGTTGCATGACATGACCCATCTGGACAGCTTCAACGTGTGACAAATCAGGTCTTTCCTTTAGACCAAGTTTCTCAAGGACGGCTTCGTTGCCACGCCCGTTGGCTGCTTTTCTGGAGTCGCCCGACCACCACGCAGAGTTGCGTACTTCCGGCGCAAAGTCATCACGATTATTCATTATTCAGCCCCTCCATTCGTGTAATACAGCGCAGTAGTCAGTGCAGCAACGGCCTTCTCAAGACAATAGTTACGGTTCTCAATGTCGTTAGCCGCATCTTGAGTTTGAGCAAGCTGTCTCTTTAGACGCTCACACTCTTTTTCGAGTTCCTCTGCGTAGAGTTGCCAGTCAAAAGCCTTCGTTGGTTCGTGGCTCTCCGCTTTGGTTACTTTTTTAGTAGCCATTATTTGTTCTCCTTCGCAATGTACCAATCCTCGTCATTAAGAATCTTTCCGATAATGCCCATAACGGAATTATTTAGAGCTTTATTTATGAGCAAAAGAGATTGGTCAATAATTTCATCGTAAACATCAGGGTCTGTATTTTTGATAACTTCCAAGGTCATCTTTGCATCTTCAAGAGCATCGGTGTCAGCAATGAGGGCATTGAATAAAAAATCTAAATCTTCTTGCGTGTGCATGATGATTAGTCCTTTCGAAGGTTAGGAAATGGTGCTTCAGGAAATAACTCTGCGAGGTCGTAGATAACGGCCTCTACAGGTTCAAACAATGCAGCATCGACGCCACATTTTTGATTCGGTAGGCGCATCACAGCGCATAAGTCGGTGTTAGGTTCGCCGTCAACTAGGGAAATACCGAGGGAAGGATGTTTGCAGCTGCGGCCAGTGACGTAGTGCTTGCAGTCAATGCAGAGCTTTGGTGATTCCATGATGTACCCCTATTAAGTTAGGAAATAAGATTAGAAAAGATATTAAAGATTAAGTCAAGTAGATTGTTATACACCCCCGTTCACCCAAAGACCCCCCCTACCCCAAGCGAAAAAGGGTAGAGAGGGAAGGTTCACCGCCCAAAATGGGCATCGTCATGCTACGGATTGGCTACCGTACGCCCCTCGGCTTGACGATTCGACCAGCCGACCGGATTCGGGAACTGCCCCCTAGTCAACTTCGACATACCGGCTACGCTTTCTTTCCGCGCCACCACGTTTGAGGTGCTTACTATCGTGCGGAGTACGGTCTAGGCGAAAAAAAACCCACAAGTTTTGGCTCTCGCGTGTGTCGGCACGCCCCCTCGGGGTAAAGAACCAAAGCTTATGGGCTTTGTCTTTTATCCATGCCGACACATAGACAAGACAAAGATAATCTATCTACTCATCTAATGTCAACAGTAAATAAACGACATAACACGCCCCGAACAAAATCATTAGTCCAGCACCCATAAATCCCCCCGCAAGTAAGATTGTCAATGTAGCAATGTCATAGCTCATGTTCATGGCGATTTCTTATAAACAAGGGTTTTCGGGTCATAGGCCGATGTTTTCCCGCCTTGATTTGTCCAGACCACATGAACCATGTCTGCAAAGAAATACCAGCACCCGTGCATTGTTGAACCATCACGGGCGGAAGCAATGACCTTCCGGCCTGTTGTGCTATCGGGGCAGGTGTAATTCAGGAAAAGTATTTTCCCACCGGCCTCATTTTGGGTTTCCATCCATTCTTCTGCATGGGCAAAGTTAGCAAATAGCAATAGGGGTAAAAGTAACTTTTTCACATTTCACCCTTCAGAGCCTTTTCAGCTTCGATTTCAGCTATAGGCCGCCAACCAAACTTTCGCCATGTACGGGTTACGTCAGTCTGCGTACTTGGCACCCATTCACGCCCGTCTAACAGGCTTTCCACAGGCTTAACGGTTGCCCCTAGTACTTGGACATCATCCAAGCGAGTAGGCGGCTGGAAAGGCCTGTATTGCTTATCGAGCTTTTCCATCATCATTGCTTCCATTTCAATGAGTTTCTCTTTGAACTTACCCATAACACCCTCCAGAATTGATTAAAACGGCTTACAAGCGGTTTTTAGGGGTTGCCAGTACTAAGACAACCCCCGAACAGGAAAACGGCTTAAAACGGCTTAAATTAAAAAGATAACAAAACGAAAAGAAAAGCCCAAAGATACAAAAAGGCAATAATGCCGAGCAACATTTCAAAGATGGTTTGTTTCATCATGCCTCCGCATAGTCAGCAATCATGTGTTGCGCTATTTCATGCCAGTTAACGTCACTCAGGAAAGCACGGGCATAGTCCGCCATCAAGCTGTTAGCTGATGATTCATTGTTGTAAATAATGTAATCGTCGGCATAAACCTTCAGGTTTTCAGCTAAATCATCAATCCATGCTTCGTCGTTGCTGGCATCGGTAAAGTGTTCCCGTGGGTCAAATCCGTCGAATATTTCCAGATTGACGCGCCAAGTAGCGTAGTTAGTC